AAGGGGCATTGGTGGGGATGGTGGGACTCGAACCCACACTGGAAGGATTTTAAGTCCTCTGTCTCTGCCATTGGACTACATCCCCAAACTGGAGGAAGCGGTGGGATTCGAACCCACGGTACCTTGCGGTACGACAGTTTTCAAGACTGTAGGTTTCAACCACTCACCCACGCTTCCAGTAAAAACTTCTAACAATGTCAAAGAACAGAATACTATATATAACAGTTTTTGACATTTTATCAAGAGTTTTTTTAAAAATCTTCTGGTTTATATGGGTCGTAAAATCTTCCCCACATCCAGCCAGAAGGTAGTATGAAAGTAACTGGGTCTACCAAATGCGTTTTACCGCTAGGATCGACACACCACTTTCGTCTTCTCTGTCTCGCCTTCATCGCTATGAGATTGCGAGTTTCCCATGATTGGCGTCTGCCATACATAGGATTGTTTTCGTTGCGCCTTGTTCCTCGCATCTTGCGGCGAATTTTGGCCTTTGTTTCTTCTTTCAAGCCACCCCAATTGGGGTTGTTGCTACCACTTAACGCTAGAGAAATATTTCGTTTATGCTCTGTTGTTAGATTTGGTATCTTCTTTCTAGCAACTTTATCTTTGAAAGTCAACCCCTTTTTTAAACTGTCTGCTTTTTCTCTGATATATTCGATATTAGAGTTTTGCAGCAAAAGTTCTCTGGGTTTTGGTACCTGTTCCGGGTCCTTGACTAACCAGATTTCGCTTTTGTGTTTAAAGAGGAAGTATCTCACTTATAACACCTTTATCCAGTAATGTCAAGCCATATTCACGGTCGATATATTTGTATTGCACATTTACGGGCGAGAAATCGCTAAGAGCCAGAAATACATCGTCGATATTCAGCGTTGAACAGGTATAGACATCCAGTTGCATCAAAGCAGGGTCTACTTCATCCCACACATGCATGGCAATATGACTCGTTTCGATAATAGTTACCGCCGTCAAGCCTTGATTGCCTACCATGTCAGAATACACGGCATATGGACCCATAAGTATCTTCATACCAATCTTATCTACTAGAAGTTTCATCCAATCTTGAATGGCTTCTGCACACTTAGGCGGATTTTTAAGTTCGGCGCGAATGATTAAATGCTTATGTTCCAGTATTTGACCCATCAAAGTATCTCCGTGTGAAAGTCCGAGAACAGTTATTTATTAGTGTTATAACCCCGTGATTGTTTAACACCCCAGGTTACTGGAATATGTTGTTCTCTTACGAATATTTTTGTTATTTCGCGGAGATACTCTCGGACTTTTTTGATGCCCTCTTCTTCTTAACCTCTGGCTTTTTCCAACCACCAAGGAAACTCTCTAAAACATTGGCCAAAGCAGGATAAACGTCAAGAATCGCTTGATCTTTTACGGCATCCAGAAGTTCTGTTTCCTTTGGGTGAACTCCTTGACAAATCTGCATCCATATTTCTTCTCGACGCCACTGAGCGATATTGGCTGCGCTGCCAGTAGGAAGAAGAGTTAAGATACGTCTAAATTCCATTGTGATTGTGGTATCTGACATACCTTCTGGAAGACCCTCATTCTTAATAGGTGTCTTACCCTCTGGTAGATTATATGGGCCCTGCTCGTAGCCTACACCCCATGCCAAGAACCGCATAAGAATAGAGTTGCCAGTAGAGATTGCACGAACCCGCTCACGTAATTCGTCTACGTTCTTTACCTCTGTTGCCCAATCTAGGGCTTCATTGATATACTTAAACTTCTTAGGCTGTAATCTTGTTGCCATCGCTAATTCTCTTTCTCAATTCAGTAGTGCTAAAGCTATGCCGGCGACTATTGTAATAAACTTCGATTCCTAGTTCGTCACCAGTAAACCGTTTATCGTAATAATCTTGGCCGATGATGCGAACATCCCAGTCATAGCATTGTAGTATATTTAGCAAGTCTTCTTCGGTCGTATATGGAATGATATCGTCCACATACTTACAGGCTTGCACCTGAATATATCGCTCAACCAGAGATTGAACAGGCTTGTTCTTCTCTGGTCGGTCAATCGTTGGGTCTGTCTGTAGTGCTACTACCAATCGGTCACACTGTTCTTTGGCTTCTTGCAGCATAAGAACGTGTCCTGCGTGAAACAGGTCAAAGCAACTGGCTGTGATGCCTACTCGTTCGGTAGAGCTATTAAAATTCATCGATTAAATCAATCATCTGTTTCATACGGTTTGCAATAAAGTAGTTCAGGAGACCACTACGGTCGCCACCCTGCTGCTTCTCGTAGCTATCAATAATAGCTTCTTTGATATCTTCTGGAATACGCGACAGGTCAACCAGTTCGCGATTGCGCTGGAAGTTACGCCACATTTCATCACTGGTGATGAAGTCTTCTGGCTTCTGGTGCTTCCACTCAGCAACCTTGTCCTTCTTCATAGGACGCTGGCGTGAACCAGTAACGAACGTATCATCATCTGACAGAATATTGGGAACACCGTCACCCTTATCACCCATGATGATATGTTCCATGAGAACCGCTTCGGGCTTATCTGTCAACTTAACAAACTTCTTTTGAACGGGAGCATACTGCTTGACGTTGGACCACTTCTGCAACTGATTGAAGTCGTGGTCACCAGAGAGAACCAGAAATGGCTCTGCGCTAGGCAGAAGGCCGTCGAGGTTCGAAGTCTGACTATATTCAGCCAATGCACCGATTACATCATCTGCTTCTGCGCCATCAACATCAATCACAGGATAAGGAAAGTGTTCTGACAATTCTGCACGAATTTGATGTAGGGCTTCGAAGATGGAATTCCAATCAAAGCCACTATCTGCACGGCTCTTCTTACGATTGGCCTTGTAGTTGGGGAAGAACTGGCGCCGCCAGTAGTGGCGGTTATCACACGCGATGACAATCTCACCAAATTCTGGGCCAAACTTACGCTTGTATGAACGGATTGAATTAAGGATCATGTGGCGTATCAGAGGTAGATTGACCTCTACATCACGGCGACCACCAAGTTCTGCCATCATGTTGCTAATTGCAACTTGGTTAAAGTCTACTACAATCATTCGCTTTTTCCTTTGTTTGTTAGGGCCTCGCGAATGTCATCCAACAGATGGATTTCTGGGCACTCGACACCTGCCTGACGCATAAATGCACCTTGAAGTAGGACAGCAATCACGGCAGCATCGCCATTAATAGAATCATTTATTTTACCAAACTTTCTCTCAAGAAGTCTAATGATGCCATTCATACATGCAGCCGACATAGCCTCAGCATCTTGATATGCTGCATATTCGGCAGCACCCTCAAGAAAATAGTTGTATGCGTCAGCGTCTGCATTCTTGGGCTGAAACTTGAGGTATGTTACATTATCATTATCAGACATTAAAAGACTTTCAAAATTAGAGTTGTTGCCGTGAGTCGAGGGCGCACATTCGCATTCTTACTTTTAACAGAAGAATACCATTTTGTCAAGTCTTTTTTAGCGGTAGCAGAAAATGCAGGAATCTGCTCTTCTGGCTTTCGAAGCAATTTACAACTGGACATAGACTCCTCATAACCAACGAGAGACGCACCCTTTACAGTGATGCCGCCACCGACTGGGCTATAATACTTGGAAATCTTACGTGTCTTGATGTCAAACGTCCAGACTTCACTACAGTTAAGCAGGTTGATGGGTTCAACGCTCTTACCGAACTTGGGGTCTTCTGTCAAGAACTTAATGGCCTTGACCAACTTTGTCTTATCTTTGGGCTTCTTCTTACGGACTTTGGCAACCTGCTTACTGATATAAGACTTCTTGAGGTCGTTGACATACCCTTCGATAAGCTGGACAATCTTCTTGATGAGTGTGATGCCAGAAAACGGGAAAGAATCCATGAACTCAATCTGTTCTTCTGTCAACGTCTTTCTATCGGTCCGACGAAGTTCCAATACTTCTGAATATTCTGCTAGAAGAGGCTGGAGCTTATCTGCACAGTCTGCATACTGCTTGTCATTCATCTTATATGGCATAAGAATCTGAGCCATGTTCTTATTGTCTTCACCAGCAATAAGATTGTCGATTTCGTCATTTACGTCCGAAACGATATATGTAGAAGCCAACTTAACAGGCTTGACTACCTTGACCACAGGAGTGGCAACAGGCTCATCTTCATCATCTGACTTAGTGCGCTTGTCTACCACTTCCTGGATCTTTTCCCAGATGCGGTTCTGGTGAACCTCACTCACTGGAAAGCCACGCATGGCAATTCGAGCCGTGTTGGCATAGGTTCGAGGTAGAAACTTATCTGGTACCTGACTGACAGCCCTTAGCTTTTCTTTATCGGCTTTGAACCAATCAACAAGAAAAGCGCGACAGTCCTTAGTATCTACAATGTAGTTATACCAGTTGAGAGCCTTGCTGAATTCGCTTTGATAGTCTACTGGCTCATAACTATCGACCCAGACAGGCTCGACACCAACGAACTTCGACTCAGCAATAGGTACCTTAAGTTTATACATAATCACTCCTTGTCAATATATCTCATTATACGATATATCGAGTCGTTTGTCAACCCTCAAATTTTACTGAAATTACAGAGTCATAGCGAAAGGAACGCCAAGCATTCTTTTCTAGATCCCAGACTGCCAGCGAATCAGTAGGACCTTTTTTCTGAACCGATTCTTCAAGGTCAGTTTGCGCGGGAAGCACTGATTCCTGTAGGGTGCAGCGCATTACTCGTTCATCACCGTTCTGCTTTGTAAAAGTAACAGTACCTACCTTAGTGCGAAGGTTGTTCTTAAAGTCTTCGCGCATAGCATCAATTGTGGTAACCATTTCACATTCTCCTAATATTATTTTCATCAACTATAATTTGACCCTTCGCATTTTTGCGCGGAGGATCGGGTGCTTGTAAATCGTGAGTAGAGCCGTGTTTCTCAAATTTAAAAAAATCTGGTACTTCTTCCACCTTAGCTTTTTTCGCCCTATTCTGTTTGGCTTTGCGGGTAACAGATTTTAGTGCCGTAGACGGAGCATACTCTTCGACTTCAACAGTTCCTATTATATGCTCTTCTTGCTTCTTTGTCAACCCTAAAAACGTCATATTTGCTGCAATTATTAAAAGAATTGCCAATGGGTCGAAAACAAAGATAAGAATGATAATCATCATACGAACGGCCTTATCGATGGTGGCGTTATCACCACTACCGTAGAACAGTTCTGCTACATATTTGATTGGTCCTACTTCCGCTTCGAGTTTGAGTGTTTCTGTTTTGAGCGGTATGAGATTAGTCTCAATAGTCTGAATGTCTGTAGTCGCA